CGCACCTCATCTTCATTTTGAATATTATCCGAGCGGCACCAAAGTTCGGGCCGATCTAAAGATCGACCCTAAGTAAGCATGGAGGCGGGTTTTATGAATCTACCATCGGCAACCGCTTCTAGATGGGAAGTAGGTAATTTTACCTTCATATCCCAAAACCCTGATCACGTGAATCGGCCCCATGCTGCCGACAACATCCGTTTCAATATCGAACCCTTCATCGCAGTCTGGAGTGACATCGAGCGCGTTACAGGCCATAGATGGCGGTGCACTTCCTTCCTGAGGAAGAGTCCCAGTCACGATGACGGCAATGCTTTTGATCTCGCGCCTGATTTTTCCCCCAGTGCTCAGTTACTTTATTCAGCTTCGCAGGGATCTGATCCCGTTCTCTACAAAAGACCGCAGTTGATCAGGGCTCTTCAGCTATTGAAGCTTAACGATTACTTCTCCGATTTTCCGGGCTCGACTACAGGCCACCGGGTGGGCATGGTCATTGTGATTGAACCTGATCACCTTCACGTCGGACGCGTCGTGCTTGGACCTACGAACACCACGCCGACTGTCATTCTAAAATGGCGAGTCGTAAAGCCGGTTTATCGCGATTCCGCTGCACGCAGTCGCCTCCCTATGTTTCCCTCTTAACTTTTCACTCTTTATAACATCTAAACACAACAAACATGAAAACACGAACAATGTCGACTCTCCTAGCTGCTGGCATGCTCGCTTCAACTCCGAACATGGCTACGATTAACTGTTTAACCGATCCGCGTGCTCCGCAAGCGGACATTTCTAACGCAGGACATCTATTCGGGGATATCTTCCGAGGCGATCCCGCTGAACTATCAACGGGTATGCTTGATTCCTGGGGTACTCTTTTTGGCGACATCGATGATGATGACCATGCCGACACAGGCGACCTTTACGGTGACGTCCGTCGCCGCACGACCGTTGGAAAAATTCTACCATATGCGGTCCCCGTTGTTACGGGCACTGCTGGTTATCTCCTGGGCCTGCGTCACGCCCGCCGGAAGGCGGCCCGTGTGCAAGCCTCTCTGGCCGCTAACGCTCGTAACGCTACAATCCAGAATCAGATGTACGCCCGAGCCAACATGGATAAATATAAGAGGAATATAATTTTTCCTTTTTATACCGTGTCAGGTGCCACTCTAAGACAGTTTCCTCTGGATCCCCGATCTTCGTTTCCTGCGCTCTCGCTCAAAGTAGCGTTGGATAAACAGGGCGCCGAAACCCCCTTCTTATCGGAAGTGGTTCCCGCAACGTACGCGTTAGGCGTCTTCACGGCCACAGCGACTGGCGCTGTTAATAACAGATATTATGCGGCCGTCAATGTAACCGTCGGTATCCCTTACCTGTACGCAGCGCCCGGTACTATCGTGACTATAGCCGGAAGTTTCCCTACTGTGCAGGGGACGCTAATTGTCGGTGC